AACCAGGTGTTTTTAAACAAAATGATGGCGTCAGTTGGTTCGTATATTTTACAGACAGCGTTCCCGAAAGTTGTATACGACAAATCAAGGCTTAGCAACGGGTGGTCAAATAAATATCTACAGGCCATCGGAGTAAACGGCCCTGTTGATACTGTGGCGAAGTACATGCAATCGCCACAGCTTCCGGCTGACGTATGGGTTGCAATTGACAAAATAAAGTCAATGACAATGGAACTCATTGGCGCGAACGACGTAGCAACCGGAAACACGCCAAGCCCAGACAACAGATCGGCGTATCTGGCAGCGTTCAACGCGGCAACAATGCCAATATCAATACACAAAACGCTGTTTCAGCAGTTCATAGGCGACGCTGGGGCAATATGGCTTGACATGTTCCTCTCACATTACCCAGAGGACAGGATGATAGCCGTAGAGGACGAGGACGGTAACGCGGTTCAAGTGCCGTTTGACAAGAAACCGTACGAGAACCTTGTATACGACTGCAACGTCGAGGTCGGCGCGTCGCAGAACCAGAACGAAATAACACGCTTGCAAAACATCGACAACGCGCTGATGAACGGACATATAACGTTCTCGCAGTATTTGGAACAAACACCGCCGGGTATATTCCCGAACAAAGATAAGCTGTTACGACAGGCTAAGATTATGGAAGCAGCCCAGCAACAAGCTGCAGAGGCGCAGCAAGCTGCACAAATGGGGGGAATGTAAGAAAGTGAAGTTTATGTTTGGTATTCCAACGGTAACGGGTCAGGTTGACGTACAAGTTATGACATCAATTTTATACCAGTTGCCGTATATTATCGAAGGGCATCACGGAGTAATGAACAACATCGTACCGCACACGCTCGTTCACGTGGCGCGCAACACGATAGCAAAGTCGGCTATTGATAACGGCTGCGATTACTTGCTTTTCATAGACTCTGACTGTGTGTTGCCGATTGATACATTGAAACGCCTGGTAGCGCACGATAAGGACGTAGTAGCCGGAATGTATTTCGGGAAAGTATCGCCGTTCCCGCCGATAGTGTACAAAAAAACCAAAACCGAATTGTACAGACATCTTAGAGAATACCCCGAAAACTCTCTTATCGAGGTTGACGCGGCGGGTATGGGTTGCTGCCTGATAAAAGTCGATGTCCTGAAAAATTTTATATACGATAAGGTTTTAGAGTATGAGGACGAGACAACCGAAACAGTCAAAGAATCGTTCGCGTTTGAGCCTATGGCTGCGCCGGGGCAACGGTTTGTAATGGGCGAGGACGCTTCTTTTTGCAGAAGGTGTCAGGACTTGGGATATAAGATTTACGTTGATACCGCAATACAATGCGCGCACCAAACAACAAAGTACGTAACCGATGAATATTTCAAAAAAACCGAAGAACGCATGAAAACCGCTGAACAGGCGGTTTTTTAATAAAAACATAAGGAGCTTTAATCATGGAAGATAATAACGCCCAACCACAGGCGGAGAATTTAACTGCCTCACCACAGGCAGAACGACCGGTCAACGAAGAAGTTAAACCAGCTTCTGCGGCGACAGAACAGCAGCCAAAAACCGAGCCAACCAGCTTTGAGTTAGAGGTCAAGTATAACAAAGCATCGCAAAAGCTTACAAAAGAGCAAGCCATAGAATACGCCCAAAAAGGCATGAACTATGACAAGGTGCTTGGAGAACTGGAAGGGCTAAAAAACGACCCTGCGGTTCAGCTGGTTTTAAAAACGGCAAAAGAATACGGCGTTCCTACGACGGACTTAGCCGAGAAATGGGGCAAAGACCTTGAAGCCCAAATCGTCAATGAATACGCCGAAGAACACGACGTTACGCCCGAGAAAGCCAAGCAGGAGCTTAAAGGAAGCGTCGAGCTTAAAGCGATTAAAGACGAAGTGGCGGCGCTTAAATCAAGGTTCGCAGTTGACGACGACGTAAAAGCGTTCTTCGACAAGCACCCCGATGTTGCGACGGACAAGATACCCCAAGAGGTTTTGGACGCTTACAAAGAAGCTCACGACAACGGGAAAGCGGTGACGCTAAACGAGCTTTACAAGGACTACGAGTATACGGCGAAAGACGCGAAGATAGCGGAGCTTGAAAAGCAGCTCAACATCAAGAAAGTCAACGACACAAACGCCGGTTCGTCGATGCCCGCAGTAACGGGAGCGCCTGATGGCGACGAAGAGTTTACGGAAGAACAGATTAAAAACATGCCGCGTGACGTGCGACAAGCCAAAATGCCTAAAATCCTTGCATGGATGCATGGCAAAAAAACGTAATGAAAGGATGATGCCAAATGGCAACACAGAATAACAATTTCATATCCGAAGTATATTCCGACTTGCTGCTGATGGATAGAGACCGTGAATCAGTTTTTATTTCGTTAGCCGATACGGAATATACTGAAAAAGGAACAGCCAAAGACATAATGAGTTTTGGCGACAGGGTACATTTTACCGCTGTTCCTAAACCGACAGTACGGGCGTATGCCTATACCACACTGACAGCGCAGACTATCAACGACGCAGACGTCGAGCTTGAAATCGACCAAGTGAATTACTTTAATGTAACGTTCAACGATATCAAGACGCGACAGGCGCTTAAAAGCAAAATACCTGAAATGATGAAAGAGGGGCGCAAGGAGCTTGTTAAAACCGCTGATGCGTATTTAGGGCAGTACACGCTTGCCGAGTGCTACACTACGGTTACGAACACTGCGGTCAATTCCGCTAACATCATATCGGTGGTGTCGAGCGCTGCAACGTATCTTTACAAGAATGACGTTCCATACGACGCGGAACTAACCCTTGCGATATCGCCCGACATACTGGAGAAAATCCAGACGGCGGACATACTGTTTAACACCAACAACAGCGAAACGATATCGCGTGGCGTTGCAGGCTGGGTTGGAATGATGAAGAAGTTCCTCAACATGCGCGTTCGCGTATCGAATAACGTGTACGTTAGTGGCGGCGTAAGCTATTGCAGGCTAATGACGAACAAAGCGTTTGCGTTTGCGGAACAGATAGCGCCGGGGTCGGTTGAAAAGCTTCGTGATACCGGCGACGTAAACGACATAATCCGCGGCGTACATCTGTACGGTGCAAAGGTTATCAAGCCGAAAGAGATTGTAACTTTGGCGCTGACGCCCGTAGCTGAAACAGTGATTTAAGGAGGTAATGAAAAATGGCTGATGTAGCAAGACTTTTAACAAGACACACGGCGTATTCAGTGATTGCGCCGACAGCAGGAGCGGCGGCGTTTACCGTGCCGCTCGGATATAGCGACCACAGGGGCTATCTTGTGGTAAACAACAGGAACACGGACGTTGAAGTAAGGGCAAACGTGGCTGCGGGTGACGGTGCGAACGCGTGCCTTGGCGACCTTGACGTTGATATTGCGGTTTCAAGTGCGGCCGTAATATCGTTCAAGGATTCCGCAAGGTTTAAAGTAATGACGACCAACAGCGTAACTGTCAACCTCAGGGACACGGCGGACACGACATTGACCGCCACGCCGTTGGCGCTTATCGACTTGGTGCTCATTCAGGGCTAGAAAACAGAGGGGAGCTGCGAGAGCAATCCCCTTCTTTCTGTTTAGGAGGATTTATGAAATTTAAAAGCGACCCGGGAAGGGTTTTGACCGACGGCAAGACGCACAGGGCAATAGGCAAATTCGACGAGGACGGGATATTCGAAACAACAGACCCGTACTACATTCAGAAGCTAAAGCTCTACTTTCCGGTTGTAGACGAATCGGTGCCGGAGAAGCCCATAGAGCCGGAGAAGAAAGCCGAGCAACCGAAAGCGCCCGCAGCGACCGTAAGAACGTGTAAGACGTGCGGCGCTACGTTTGAATCTCAAGGCGCGTTGCTTGCGCATTACCGCACCGAACACCCGAAGGAGAAAAAGGTATGACCGCGCAGGACGTATACAACTTAGCACTCATATTCATTGACGAAGTTAACAACGAAACCGGCGCAATAAGCACGGAGAACGTGGCGGGGTACGCGGGGAAGGCGCCCGCGCTTATTGACTATTACCAATGCATAGTTGCTAAAGCCGAAAGGATAGAAACCTCGTTGATAACGGCGCTGACCGACGAGCTGGTAATATCTGATTATTCGGCAAAAGCGTTGTTGCCGCTTGCTTTGACGTATGAGTTTTTAAGCGCCGACAAAAGCGAACGAGCGGGGGAGTTCAAAGCCGAGTACGATCGGCGTCTCATGCAGACGGGCGTTGTTGTTGAGGGATTTACCGACGACGAACACATAACGGCGGGGTCTAATTAAATGGACTATGTTACAAAAACCGAGTTTATGCGGCTGGCGCGAAGAGTAACCGAGCTTGCCGCTGCGAATACAGGCGACCAAAACTTGTCGAGTTACGTAACTGGCCCCGCTAGTGCTACTGCTGGCAATATAGCAACCCTAGACGCTACGGGAAAGATTCTAAGCGACGGAGGCAAGGCTGCGGCAAGTCTCGTAACTGGCCCTGCCGCCAACACCGCCGACAAAGTTCCGTTGTGGGACGGGGCAAACTCCAAGGCTCTCAAAGACGGCAAAGCGCTGTCGGGTGCAGACGATAAGATTATCACCGGAACGCCGGGGACAAGCGGCAACGTACCGCAATGGGACGCTAACGGCGATATAATAGACGGCGCTATAGCTGTAGCCGCGGTGTTCGACAAGAACGGAACAATTTACTCTATTGGCGACAACTCAGTGATATATTTTTATAAAAATTCAATCGGCGTGTTAATAGTAATTCCAAGAAATGTTGCCTATAAAACCGTTTGGGGAACGTTCGTTTATAGGGCATTGTCAACTAACGTTTTCATGGAACAAATGGGGGGAAGCTCAATCATGGCGGTTACAACGGGAGCGTTAAACGGAACAACAGGCACAGACGGGAAAGTAACAGTATCTGCGCACACGGATGGATATGTTTATATTGAAAACAGGTTCGGAAGTGCAATAAGCATAAACGCCATAACCATGGGTAGCTAAAATATTTTAATTAAACGAACAAAAGGAGAGGGAATATGGATATTAAAGATGTTGAGGGTAAGAAACAACTTATGATGAACGAGCTGGGGCAGCTTCGAAACCAGCTCAACCAGATACAAGCGCGGATACAGCAGCTAACGGGCGGGATTCTGTTGTGTAACGAGTTTGTGCTAGACGAGGAAAAGAAAGCAGAAGAGGAAACAAATAAGGCGGCAGAGGCGATAGCAGAGCCGAAGGACACAAAACCAAAGCTCGTCGAGACCGAAGCGCCGCCTAAGACAACTCAATAACGCAAGACCTAACAGTCCGGAAAGGGCTGTTTTTAATTTGAAAGGAGAAACAAATTATGTCATTCGCAGCACAAACATACACAGGAGCATGGAGAGGCAGGAACGGCAGCAAGCTTTGTCTGCTTGACACGGAACCAGCCTTGTTAACAGCAATGAGCTTACAGGTCAAACAGAACATGGACGATATCGCCAGTATCGAGGTGGGCGCGGTAGGTTCGGGAACTATTACCGACGACATGCTGGCAACCGACGTTAAGGCTGGCAGCCTGGCGGCGCTTACGACCGCAGTAAAAACTTCGCTTCAAGCCGCTATCAACGAGGTAGACGCACACGCTGACACGGCGCAAGCGGCGGCTGACGCGCTGGAACTTATTGTCGGGTCAACCTCGCTTACCACTACAGCACAAACGGTAACGGCAGCGATTAACGAACTAGACGCGGCAAACAGCGGGATGGCAACGCTGACCGGCACGCAAGTGTTCACCAACAAGACTCTGACCTCGCCTGTTCTCAACACGCCGAAAATCGGCGACGGCGACACGGGGTGTACCGTAACGAGCGCAGACCAGACCCACGCTTCGGCGACAGTAACAATACCCAACTTTACAGACGCGGCAGATGAATTTGTGCTGAAAGACACGGAGCAGATATTGACGTTGAAAACGTTTACCTTGCCGAAGATTGCAACGGGCGGCGCTATATGCGACGCAGGCGGCGACGAATATGTAGTATTTACAGAAGCGGTAACGCCGGTGACATACATTGGGCTTACTTCGGGAAACACCACGGTAAGGCCGCAGGTAAGGGGCGCAGGAGAAACCAACACCGGCCTATTGTTGGCGGGAACAGGCACGGGCAATGTCGTAGTGGGCGACGGCGCAGACATAACTAAAATTGTTGAGTTTTCGGCAGTTGGAGCGACCACGGGAAAAAAGACCACGCTTACGTTTGTCCACACTGACGACAGAGCAATAACGTTCCCTAATTTTAACGGAACGCTAGCCACAATTGCGGGAATAGAAACTTTTACAAACAAATCTTTGACAACCCCGCTAATAACGGATGGAGATACGGGCGTAACGGTTACAAGTGCAAACCAGACCCATGCAGCTCCTACGGTAACAATTCCCGACATAGTAGACGCAGCAGATACGTTCTGTATGGTGGATACGGTACAGGTGCTTACCAACAAAAGTATTACTGAACCACAGTTTACTTACACGCTTTCGGCGCATGACTATGTTGCTGGAGCAGCGGATTGGACTTTGAGTGCATCAGAATTGTTAAAGTACGTCCACAAGCCGACAAACGCAAACGCCCCGGTAAACGCGATTGTTTCAACGGCAATTAGAGAATATATGTTCATAAACTCAACAGGACAGGCGCTGACGGTAAAAACAGCAGCGGGAACGGGTATTTCTATCGCAAATACAAAAGTAGCAAAAGTATTTTGTGACGGAGTTAACGTAATCAGAATCACAGCAGACGCATAAGGAGCAAAATGCCGGTTTATAAGAAGTATACTTTAAAACTACCGACAATCGACGGCGGGCTTAACACAGCCGATCTCGAACATAAAATCAAAGGCAACCAGTCCCCGGACATGATGAACATGTGGTTCCGCGACCGCACGCTGTCTAAGCGCTGGGGACAGGAGCTATTATCATGCGTTGACGGCGCGGGCGACCCAGTGGTATTGACTGACGTATACGCGGGTAAAGAGTTCGAGGGCTACGTTTGCATACATGCCGACGACAAGCTTTATAAATGGAACACGGCAACCAACGTACTGACGGCAATCGAGACGGTTGCGGAGGTTGCCGGTGTTTTCGCGGAGTTCAACGGATACCTGTACTACCTCGACGGCACGGAGATATGGCAGATAACCTCTGCGTATACATGCGCCGCGGTAACGCCATACGTTCCCGTGGTATACCTCAACTGCACCCCCGACCTCTCGTCAAGCGACGCAAACGAATCATATAACTTGATAGGCGCGGGGTTCGAGGTACACTACAACGGCGACGGCACAGCGACGTATCATTTGCCGCTGACAAGCCTCGACGCTACGCAAATCATCGTCAAAGTCGGGGGGGTAACAAAAACGCTCACTACGCATTATACGTGGGTTTCGGCTACTGGCGTTGTGACGTTTACGAGCGGGAACTTCCCGGCAGAAGGTACGAACAACGTCGAAATAACGGCGTACAAAACGGTATCGGGCGCAAAATCAAAAATCGCGGGCTGTACGATATTAACTCCGTTCGGCGGCAGCTCTGGCAGCATCGAGGGCGGTTCTCGGTTGTTCGCAACGGGGAACCCGAATTATCCCCGGACGTACTGGTATTCCGACCTCGGCGCGTCACAAAGTTACGGCGCGGCGTACTGGCCTGACGACCAATACGAAGAGCTGAACCAAAACAACGACGCTATCACGGCGGTTGGCAAGCAAGCGGGCAACATGATAGTGTTCAAGGAAAAATCGTTGTACTCTGTTGCATACCTCGATGATGGCGCAGAAATATTCTTTACCGTAAGAGAGTTCAACGCAACAATGGGCTGCGACATACCCGGCAGTGTGCAGCTCATAGACAACTATCTGGTGTTTGCCAACACGATAGGCGGCGTGTTTATAATAATCAACACTTCGTCGTCGGCAGAAGAAAACGTAAGGCCGTTGTCTGGGAACATCAACGGCAACGTGGTAAGCCATGGGCTACTGCAAGAACCTACGCTCACCGCCGCAACGTCGATAGACTACGACCGCAAATACTGGCTGTGCGTCAACGGCAATGTGTACATGTGGGACTACGACCTTACCCCGTATATATTGTTGCAGGACACGCTGAAAGCACAGAAACGTCTTGCCTGGTTCAAGCTGAACAACATCAACGCGACGCTCTGGATTGGCAACCCGACCGCAAACGACACTGGGTTATGGTACTCGGACGGCACAAACCTTGTACATTTCGTATACTATTTCAACGACTTTGGCGAAGGTATAAAAGCATGGTGGAAATCCAAAAGCTTTGACTTCGACGAGGCGGGGTATCAAAAGCTCATAGATTTTGTGGTAGCGTCCATACGCGCAGATTCTAACTCGAAAATGACGATAACGGTATCGAACGAAAATAAAACGGTGTACTACTCAAAAGAGATCCAAGTAGAGTCATTTAATTGGGACTTATCGGATTGGACGACGTTTACATGGACGGTGCAA